GTGGGTTTGGCTGACGGCCAGGTTCTAGTCAAAAAGTTGTATCCCGGCCGGAAGAAAGGTCACTTCGACCTACACTCAACCAACGCCCCGCCGCTACTGGATCAGCCGGTAGATTGGGCCGCGCGAATCGTCTGGATCGCCCCCAAATAGCCTGCCCCGTTCTGACGCATATTCTCGCATAGTACGGTTTCGTACAAAAAAATATTCACATGTGTATTGACACACGGTCATTCACATGCGCATACTAATCCCCATCAGATCGACGGGGAAACGATGTCAGACTTTCTTGCACAGCACTGGCCCAGGGTATCGCCGGAGCCGAACAGCGGCTGCTGGCTCTGGGAGGGGCGCACCAATCAAGAAGGTTATGGTCGGCTCTACATCGAAGGAAGGCGGACGACTGTAGCTCACCGACGGGCCTATGAGATTGACCGGGGGCCCATCCCGAATGGCCTTCAACTCGACCATCTTTGTCGCATCCGTTGTTGCTGCAACCCAGATCACCTCGAGCCGGTAACGGCTCGCGAGAACATTCGCCGCGCCTTTGCGATGAGCCCGCGCCGGACATCTCTTGGATCTGACTACTGCATCAATGGTCATCGGCTCGCTGACGAGATCAACTACGTCCACCCCACCACCGGCTCTGTGATCTGTCGCAAGTGCAAGCGGCTTGCGAACCTGCGAGCGCAAAAGATTTCACGCGCTGTAGGCAAGAAAACGAGGACTTCCTGATGCTTCAGCGCACACCATCCCGGCTCATCACCGTCAGCAATTTGCTCGACGCCGACACCGGCAAGCTCAACCGCGATGTCTACGACGCGCTTGTGCGCCGCGAGGCCATGCTGACGTGGGGCAATCGTTCTCCGCGAAGCCTGCGCGAGGCAGCGAAATTGTATCGCGATCACGTCGCCCAGCAGCGCCTTGCTTGGATGACCGCGCGCGGCCTTCCCGTCGCAACGTCCATGGTTGTCCCGTTCGAGGGCGGTTTCGGGAGTGTGTTCTGATGAGCCCGATCCAAGGAGTTTTCTGCCTCGTCGGCTTCGGCTTTGCATTTTTCGAGGCGTTCGCATGGGCGCTCTGATCACCTTCCCCGCCCCGACCCCGCAGGAGCGCGCAGACGCGATGCTCCGCGAGTGGCAGCGCCACCGTGACTTGAAACCAGAACACCGGCTCGAGGCCCATGACGCCTACGAGCGGGACATCGAAGTGTTGAGACAGCTTTTGGAGCGTTCCCGATGAATTTGCCCGCTGAAAACCTGAAAGAGGTCGGCCCGGTTTCGCATGTCCCGGCCGTGCAGAGCGAGAGCGCCGCGATCCTTAGCATGATCGAGCGCGCCGCACGTGATCCGAGCGTGGACATCGACAAGCTGGAACGGCTCCTGAAGATGCAGAAGGACGCCGCGGAGGCCCGCGCAAAGGTGGCTTTCGACTCCGCCATGGCCGAGATGCAGCCGAAACTCCCGGTGATCGACCGCAAGGGCCGGATCGAGGTCCGCGAGAAGGACCGCGAAGGCAAGCGCACCGGAGCCCTTCAGCAGTCCACGCCCTACGCATTGTGGGAAGACATTAACGAGGCGATCCGCCCGATCCTCGCCGCGCACGGCTTTTCGCTCACCTTCCGCGTCGGCAAGACGGACGCCGGCCTGATCACTGTGACCGGAATTCTCGCCCACCGTGAGGGCCACCGCGAGACCGACACCATCACCTTGCAGCACGACAGCACGGGCAGCAAGAACGCGGTGCAGGCGGTTGGCTCATCCAACAGCTACGGCAAGCGTTACACCGCCATCAACCTGCTCAACATTACCACGCGCGGGCAGGACGACGACGGCAAGGCTGCTGGCGCTCCCGACACCATCACCGAGGAGCAGATCGGCGAACTGGTTTCGCTGATCGAAAGCGTCGGTGCCGACAAAGGACGCTTCCTGCGGTTTTTCAATGTCGAGCAACTGTCAGAGCTGCCGGCGAAGCGCTTCCAGGAAGCCGTCAACATGCTCAACGCGAAGTCGAGGGGCTGACCATGGCGCCGCGCATCATCGAATGTGAGCAGGGCACGCCGGCGTGGTTCGCCGCCCGGCTCGGCCTGCCGACCGCTTCCGAGTTCTCCACCATCATGGCGAAGGGGAAGGACGGCGGTAAGAGCCTGACCCGCAAAACCTACATGCTGAAACTAGCCGGCGAAATCCTGACCGGCGAGCCGATGGAGTCCTACTCCAATCCGCACATGGAGCGCGGCAAGGAGCAGGAAGCCGAGGCCCGCGAGGCTTACGAGCTGATGCGCGACGTGGACACGCATCAGGTCGGGTTCATTGTCAACGGGGACAAAGGCTGTTCGCCGGACTCGCTCATAGCCGACGACGGCGGGCTCGAGATCAAGACGGCTCTGCCTCACATTCAGGTCGAACGCCTACTTAAAGGCGATCTTCCGCCCGAGCACCGCGCCCAGGTACAGGGCAATATGTGGGTGACGGAACGCCAGTGGTGGGATTTCGTCTCCTACTGCCCGCGCCTTCCCCTCCTCATCGTCCGCGTCCCTCGCGATGACGGCTATATCGCCACGCTCGCCGGGGCCGTGAAGGAGTTTAACGCGGAGCTCGCGAATGTGGTGGAAGCGATCCGCACCGCCGGCGGATTGACCGATCAGCTCAAGAGGAGCGCGGCGTGATTGATACCGCTCCTCCCCTCGCCTTCCAATGGGACGGCGAAGCCATGAAGCCTATCAACGGCCGCCGCGCCGACGCCTTCTACACGGTCGGCGAGCGCTACATTATGGCGCCTGTCTCGCAGCGCTCGGACGCGACGCACAAGCACGAATTCGCTTGGCTGCGCGAGGCATGGATGAGCCTGCCTGACCACCTGGCAGAGAAGTTTCCGACGCCAGAGCACCTGCGCAAATGGGCGCTGATCCGCGCTGGCTACAGCGACAGCCACACTATCACTTGCGCATCGAAGGCCGAGGCGCTGCGCGTCGCCGCCTTCATCCGGCCGATCGACGAATTCGCCGTTGTCATCACCAACGGCGCGACCGTCACCCGCTACACGGCCAAGAGCCAGAGCCGACGCGCGATGGGCGCGAAGGAATTTCAGGACAGCAAGACCGCGATCATGGAAGTGGTCGCGAAGCTCCTCGGCGTCGAGGCGGATCAGCTGCCGCAGCGGGAGGCCGCATGAGCCGCAGCGTCCCCGAGTGGATCGGCAAAAGCTCGGACAGCGCCGTTCCGCCGCGCGTCAGGCTGCGCATCTTCCTGCGCTACGACGGGCGCTGCCAGTGCGGCTGCAATCGTCCGATCAGGCCCGGTGAGGCTTGGGAATGCGAAGACACGATTGCGCTGGTCAACGGCGGCGAGCGGCGCGAGTCCAACCTCAAGCCGTGGTTGGCCGAGCACCACAAGAACAAGACGCGGGCCGACGTCGCCGAGAAATCGCGCGTCTATCGCAAGGCGGCAAAGCACTACGGCGTCACGAAGCCAAAGCGAAACATCCAAAGCCGCGGCTTCCCGAAGGCGCCCCCGCAGCGCCGCGCATCCGCGCCGGTCAACAAGTGGAAGGGCTTCTGAGATGACCGCAGCCGCCATCATCTTCGCCTGCCTGCTCCTTGGCCCTGTGCTCATGTTCCTGTTCGCAAGGAATTACCCGCTGTGAAGCGCATCCTTCTCGAAACAGTCTTGCCGCTTTTGTTTCTCGCGATCGGAGGTCCGGTCTTTGCGGTGATGTACGGCTGGGCCTGGTTTGGTGATCGCGTGTGCAGGGGATCGGCGCTGCCGGTACGCAAGTGAGGATGCCCATTTGAAATATCGTTGCGCACACTGCGGAAAGGAAGCGGACAAGCCGGCCGGGCATGTCAACCGTGCGCGCGCAAACGGGATGAGGTTGTTCTGCGGTCGGAAGTGCTTTGGCCTGGATCGGCGCAAGCACAAGACCGTGGCTCAGAAGAAGGAAGAAAAGCGCCTCTACGACATCGAGTACCGCGCCAAGAACCTTGAGGCCATCAAGGCGAAGAAGAAAGCCTATTTTCAGCGGACCTATGACCGCAAGGCTGCGGCCGAATACCGGAAGCAACGCATGCATCTGCATGTCGAGTACTGCCGGCGCCCTGAGTACAAGGCTTGGAAGCGGGAATATGACCGCAAATACCGAGCCAAAGAGTTCGGCGATTTCGCCGAAGCGTACATGCTGACGTTGGACCTTAACCGAGAGATCAAAGAGAGGACATCACGCCATGAAGTCAAATACCAAAACGGCGCAACGAACAAGGCGCAGCGTCGCAAACGGCAAGCGGAAGCCGAAGAACGCGGTCGCAACTCGCGAAGCCGCGGTTCAGGTAATCCGGCCACTCACGGCTGGTAGCCTGAAGGACATCCTTTGGGAGACGCTGACAGATCTGAAGCACGAGAACATCTTGCCGAACCGGGCAGATGCCATCGCCGCTCAGTCGCGCGAAATCCTGCGCACGATCAAGGTTCAGCTCCAAGTTGCCGGCGCCGCGAAGCGGGCTGTCCCGCAGGACATCATCGAGTTCTCGGAGCGGCGCTAAGGCGCCGCACCACCTGCGCGCTCTCATCGCCGCAGTGAAACTGCACTACAAACAAAGGGGAATTTGAAATGAGTAAATCAATCACCAGCGGAAGTTGGTCTCGGATCGGAGACCAGGCGCTCGGGTTCGGGTTGCAGCGCTACACCAACGGAACCGGAACGTCAGAGCGGGTGCTGTGGCGTTTGGAGATCACGGGCAACCCAAACCGCAAACTCATCGAGCTTGACGCCAGCGTTTCAGATCTCCGCGACATCGCTCGCTGGTGCGAGAAGGCGGTCGAGCTGTTGCAGAGCGACGGCGGCCGGAACGTGGAAGAAGCCGCCCCACGACCAGCGGCCGCATAACCGATTTCCTCTCCGCACGGAAACTGACATGACCCGCAAAACATTCACCATCCCGCCTGGACACGAAGCCGTGCGAGACAGCGAAGGGCGCGCGACTGGAGAGGTGCGGCCGTGCTCCGCTGGGAGCGAGCCCCCCATCGTTCCTGGCCGCTGCTACTACGAGAAGCGCGTCGGCTGGCATTGGGAGGTGTGGTTCTGCCACTCCGACAACTCGCCTGACCCGCACAGTGGCGCGACCGAATGGAGGGCTTCGTTGATCAAATACTGGCGCTGGATCAATGCAGCGCGAGCCGCAAATGATGCGTGGTCAGCCTTCAACGACGGCGTTTGGATAGCGAACTGCCGTCAGATCGATGCAGAAAACGCGGCCGGTCATTTGGCACCATTCAACCGGATCATCGCGGCCTTGCGTTACGACGGCCCCGACGAGAACAGCCTTACCGTTGGCGAGATCAGGAGCGCGTTGTCGTGACCATTTTCAAGGCGGAAGGGCTATCATCAGCCGCGATCGAAATGCTCGGCCAACTCTACGTCAGCGGCCCGACATGGGACGGGAACGTGTGCTCAAAGGTAGGGCGCGGCGAATTGTGT